CTTTATGGGAGTGCCAAGGCGGTGGACAAATCCCATGCCGTAGCGGTCAGTCGCATCAGCCACTTCGAGGAGCATGTTGCGGGCCGCTGCTATACGCCCAGCGGTAGTCCGGACGGCACGCGGGTTGGTGGCTATGCGGAACGGAGCGAGGCCATGTCCAACAACAGGAGCCTGCTCGGCCTTGGTCCAGATGACCTCTTGCCAGTACGCCTTAGACGCCTGCTCCTCCATGTTCTCCAGGGTAGGCAGGGTAGGCATGAGTCGCTCAGGAACTGCCTCTTCGACGGCTGGAGCCACTGGAGGCTCTGCACCCTTGCCCGCAGCGGCCACAGGCGCTCCCTCTACACGCATAGGTACACCATCAAACAGAACGCGTACGCCCTTGTTGACAAGGCCATCATAGCCCTGTTCGCGGAGAATCTGCGTAGCAGCCTCCATGTTCTCTACCGAGAACCTCGACCCAGTAACTTTGGCGGCGTCAGCTAGCGCAGAGTCGGCCACCTCCTGGGGAGCAAGCCGGAGGTTCTTCGGGACCTGTACTCTAAGAACCTCCCCGGCTTCCTCTCCAGCCAGGCGAGACGATACCTCAGCATACTTGGACGCCATCCCTTCGTCCACGGCCAAGTATACGCCTGGCCAGGTCTCAGGAGCAGCCCCGCTTGGGGCAATTTTAGACGTTTGCCGCACTACTCCAGCAGTTCTACGAGAAGTACCATAAAGCAGTGTATCAACGCCGTCGGCAAACGCCGCTTCTTCAACGACGCGTGCCGGAGAGGACGTAGCGCCGGACTGAGCGGCAAGTCTGGGGGCAGCCCACAGAGTAGCCAGAGCGGCGCCGCCGAGTTGTGCCAGCATCGGGTCCACGCCAAGAGGTGTCAAGACAGTCTCCCCGCCGGCCGCACCAACCCCCATAGAGAGCAGCAGCCGCGCCTTATTGGCAATGCCGGATGGCGGAAATATGGCGACAGTGCCGACGAACAGCGGGTCTAGGGTCCACTCAGCAGCCGTAGTTCCAGCGTGCTCAAGCCAGTCGGGAGCAATATTGACCATCTCCTCTTCGGTCAGTAGAGAAATGGCCGCCTCTTTCGGGACGTTAGCCACGCCCCAGAGGTACTCAGCAGTTTCCTCCACGATATTGACTCCAGTGAAGCGCTCAATAATGGCCGGTCCAGGCCCCAGCGTCGCAAGTACCGGGATAGATGTCGTACCCAGCATCTGCTCACGCGCGTACTCAGCCGCCTCCGATAGTGGAACCTCCCCGGCCGAAATCTTCTGCCGCTCTACAGGAGACATCAGCCCTGAAATCGTATTGCTTAGAAGCTCGACACCACCTTCCTCGGTCCCACCATAGGCAACATAGTTGTCCGGGTACGCCTTGCTAAGGCTGTTGACGGCTTCAACGATGGCAGTCTCTGGGTCTAGGGTAGCGTATCGCTTTGGAGGTCCTGGAGAAGGAGCCGGCCTGGGTTCAGCCAGTCCAGGAGGCGCAGGAATAGTCTCCCGCAGGTCCGCCAGGCGCTGTGAGTCGTATCCCTCGTATTGGACTATCCACGCCTGGGACTGCTTGTAAATCTGATAGAGGTTGGCCGCGAAGTAGGCAGAGTCCTCGTCTATAACCTTGATGCCGAGCTTGGCCTCCACCACATCACGCGCGAACGTCCTAAGTTCTTGCCCCGAAGCGGCCGGGTCTTCGTCCACATATGGACTGAACTGGAAGTCCTCCATAGGCTTTTGCCCAGGAGGCGGCTCGTAGGGGCGAAGCTCTGGCTGGCCGGGAATCCTCCCAGCCGCATGCCGCTCTGCCTCGCGGAAGCGCTGCGTAGCCTGTGACACTTCTGCTCTACGAGTAGAGATTGGGCCGGGAGGCGCGGGCGTAGGCGTATAGGCAGGCGTCGGCGTAGCCTTTGCCTCACGTGCCTTTTGGGCTGCCTTCTTTGCTCCAGCACTAACCTTCTGGAGAAGCTCGTCAAGTGTAGCCACTAGAGACCTTCCAGGAACTTGCGGGCCTGAGACAGCATGTCATCATCAGCAGTCGGCCTCTTAGCCGGTTGCGGGCGTGCCGGTGGCGCCACTTGAGGTGGAGCCGGTGTCACGCCCAACGCGCGTGCCGTCTTGGCCCTTTTGGCCGCCTGGGCAGCCAGGTAAGCCAGTGTGCTTGTACCGCCTTGTGCCACTATATCCTCCTCGGTGTTGATGTATACCCCGGCGGAGCAGTTCGTACCCCACGACCAGCACCCTCCTGGGAGCCGGCATAGGCAATCTTGATGGACTCTGGTGTCATAGCAGTCCGCAGGAAGTCCAGCGGGGCTACCCTGGCAACAGTGGTGAACTCGCGTGGTATCCCCTCGCCGAGCGCCTGAGCCTTGGCCGATACCTCCTGTGCCGTGCCAGTGATGGTCGTAGGAACCTTCACGCCCACACCCAGGGCTGCTTCGAGAGCCTTGCCAGCTTCCGTCGCCGGACCAACTCCTCGCTCCTCGCGGGAAATCTCCTTCATCGCAAATGGGCTTTGTCCACTCTGGGCGAACTCCCCCAGCTTGGACGTGTACTTCTGGAAGAACTGAGGACGCATGCTGGAGTAGGCGAACTCGGCCTCTTGTTTGGACAACGCTCCAGATTGCCTCATGCCCTCGATGTAAGTAGAAAATGCCTGGTCGTAGTCACCCAGGAACTCCTCAGCGGTTGGTAGCTTGGCAACGGATGGTAGGGCCGGCCGCAGAACGGCGGTAACGGCAGTCGTACCCTGAGCGCCAAACTTCTCCGATGCGTAAGAGTAGAGCTTGCCGGACAAGAGGCGCGCCTTCTCTCGAATCATGGCCGTAACTTGCTTCAGGCCAGGGAAGCCTTCGAGCCCGGTCGCCTCCAGGTACTCAAGCTGCGCGAGCGTCTCTTTCAGTTGAGTCGCTACACCCGTGATGTCCTCCATAGAGGCAGGCAGGTCAAGCCCAAACCACGACAACAGGTTACGTAGTTCCTCACGAGAAATCTCTTCCTCGTCCTCGTCAGTCGGCACGTAGCTTTGCCAGCCTTCCTCTTTGTTGTTATTATCTCCCATATGCCTTGTTCCTCACACGAGCAGCGAGCCTGCGCACCTGCTCAGTCATCTTTGACGGCGCGCGCCCACCCTTGCGCTCCTCAGCCTTGGGCTTGGCCAGCTTAAAGCGGTCGCGGACGTACTCGCGGACAACGTCATCGCCTATCATGCTGGCACACACCTTTGCTCGGTTCCGCTACACTTGTCACAGCGCAGGTAGACATTCGTAGCCTTCCTACCCTCACCATCCACAACCTGCTGCGTGGCGCAAGCAGACACCACTATGTAGTTGCCCTCCTTACAGTGGCGGCACTTCCCCAGCCTGGTTCCGACTGCTATCATGGCGTCGCCCTCTCTCCCATGACCCCTATGCCGCCACTAGGCTGCGCGGCCTGTCCCTGTCCGGGACGCGGGAACCCAGGTCCGCCCGTAGCGCTTGGAGAGCCGGTCTCGGCGCTCGGACCCGGAATGACGGATTCGCCCGTGGCAGCAGCCATGAACTGCCTAAACTGGACTTCCTGCATAAACGCCTTCTGGAACTCCTGGGTCCGGATGCGGGCAGCAATGTGTGGCTGACCATCTTCTTCCAAGGCGTCGGCTACGCGCTCCAGTATGATAACCGGGTCGCGGTCGGCGATGTCGGCGAACATCCTCTTGACTTCACCCTCTGGGTCATCGACGTGCAGTATCGTGTCCAGTACGGTGACAACAGACATAATGGGCTGTCGCGGGTCGAGCATGATGCGGGCCGTCTGAGCCTTGATGAGCATATCTTCCGGCAGCGCCATCTTAAATACTGGCAGCGGCTTGTACTTCCGCTTCAACTCCTCCTTGGGGTCGAACTCTATGCGGAAGTAGCTGCGCGAGGACCGGCCAGTCAGAGACAGAACGCCAGGCTCGGAAGCTACTCGCAACTGCTCCAGTATAGAGGTGCCAGCCACGCGCCCGAAGTCAGTCATACCCTTGTTGAAGGGGTGCAGGGCATTCAGGGCCGCGTGAATAACCTGGTTCAGGTAGGCGCCGGAGCCGGATGCAGCCAAGGACGCCTGCAAGACGTTCGACAGCATGCCGCGCTGGCGCTCGTCTTGGATGATTTCCAGCAGCCTCCAGGCATCTGGCGTTAGCGGCTGGGGATTCATCTGGTCGACGGACTCTCCTATATGGAGGCCGACCCTGGCATTCATACCCCCACGATATGGAGGAATCTCACCGGATGAGGTCTGGAACACCAACGTCGGATAGGTGTTAAGGCTCATGTGCTGTAAAGCCGTTGCCATAAGCTCGTTGTACTGTGGAATCTGCTCCTCTACCGCGCTCAGGAGGCCGCGTCCACTCTCGGCGACCCAACCGGCCGGGTCGTGCCAGGACGGAGCGCGGAGACCAATTCTGTCCGCTCGCTCACTGAGCGCTGCGTTGACTAGTGTACCAGGAAGCGGCTTGCTCTTTATAGGAATGCCGTTGACGGGCGTGAACACAGCCGGCAAAGCGTCAGGCTTCAGGCCGTGCTCCTCTGGCTTGATGAGCCACTTCATGGTAGCGGCTTGTGAGTTGAGGAGGTCACTAGGGGAAGGAACTACAGAACTCCCGGACTTGGCCTGATCGTACATGGCCATCGCGCAGGAGATGCCAGGCTTATCAGGGCGTGTGTTCGACCAATACTCCAGCTTGATGACTGGAGTGTTGAGGTCCACCTTGGTCTCATCCAAGTCACGCACGACCTCAGGGTACTGGTTAAATAGGTTGGCCAGCGTAACATGCTTCTCGACGAGCCCCTCGTATAGGCCCATGCCGTCGAAGACCGGGTAACACTGCCTTGGGTCCCATAGCTCTGCAATGAGAGGGCTGTCGCGGCCCATATCCAGGGCCTCCTCGGTAACATGGAACTTGCCGGCAACCCACCCACGCATGAGTGCGAACCACGCCACCTGCGACCACAGTGACATCTCCCCTCGCGTCAGTAACATCTCGTCGATGTCGTCGACTATACCAGACAGGCCCAACTCGATGCGCCCGACTGCCTCTCTCTCCTCTTGTGGCATGCCGGTCGGCATGTCTATACGCCAGTAGGCAGGGTTACGTGTGAGAATGGAGACGCCAGCGTCAACGGCAGTTCGTGGGTCGTTGGACGTGTAGCGCCGGTAGCCGAGTGGCTTGGCCTGCTGGACAAGGTCCAGGAGCAGGTACATATTGAGCCAGTAGTCCATGCGGTCGTGCAAGGGCTTCCAGAACTGCCTCCCCCAAACCAGCTTGTTCTTCAGGGTCGTTAGTAGGACATCTTCGTCAATCATTATCGCATCCAGGGCTCCGGCAGGTCTGCACTCTCGCCGACTTTAGAGACAACCGGCCTAGACTTCGGCGCATAAGGTGCAATCATCCTTGCGCCGGCAATTGCCATCACCCGGTCGTCGTGTCCGCCCCTCTTAGCCTCCGGCCGCATCCTCCTGCCTGCTTTCTCCCACGTGAACGCTCCCATCTCCATAACCAGGGACTCATCGTGGGTGATGAGCTTGTGGTTGAACACGTCTTCCCTGAGCCCACCTAACATTCTATCACGTGACGCCTCGGTTGTCATCCACCCAGGCCCAGGCTTCTTCGGCTCATTGATGATGTCATAGTAGAGATTGGGGTATCGCAACTCCCGCGCCTTGATGACGCTAGTGACGCCGGGGCCGTTACGCTCAATGCCCAGGTAGGCTAAATTGTACCACTTGCCGATGGCACAGGCCATCTCCGCTGCCCGCTCCGGGGTGGTGCGTAGACACAGCGACGCAACGTGGTGCAAGGTCTGCGGGTCCAGCACAACGATTACGGCGAAGTCGGCGTCGGAGTCTTCCACCACGGAGCCACCAGACGGGTCGAGCCACGTAACGTAGCTCTTGCCCGCTACTGGCATCTCCCAGACCTGTAGTCTAGCACCACGGAAGCTCACTTCACTGTCGCCATACGGTAGAGCCGATAGCTCCAGGGCAGACGGCATGCACATCCGTCCGTAGTATTCCAGGTGGTCGAACTCCGGGTCGGCAAAGAAGCACTCACCGGATGCCAGGAAGCACGACTTGATGTCCTCCGGGTACTCCTGGGCGAAGAACTTTCCGGTCCGGCGCAGGGCCTCAGTCTGGATGCGGCGCCACAGGATTTGACCTGGATTCAGGCCATACTTGTCCATCAGGAACTTCTCGTCTGGAGTGGGCTGGAACTCACTCAGCAGCTTGTCCACGTCGAACAAACCACTCTTGCGGAAGGTCTCGATCGTGTACGTATTTTCGTTCCACCACGGATAGAAGTGGACGCTCCACAGGCTCATAGGAATGAACGGCCGCGCTTTCATGGTGTAATCGTAGAACAGCCCCTGTGCACCGTTCGGTGTGGACTCTATGTCGAACCAGCCGTAAGGAGGAGGCGGACAGGCCGGCAGAAGGGCTCCGACGATGTTCTTAGCGCTCTCGTCCGGCCAGTGAGCGGTCTCGGACAGATGGATGATGTGAGCCGTCTGGACGCCACGGAGACCCACTTTCTGCTCGGCCGAGCCCCAGATGAAGCGATTACGCATCTTGTGGCCGATAGCAAGCTCCTCCTCGTTGTCCTTTAGGATGTCGAACGGCATGTTCCTATTGGCTAGGTCCTCTAGGTGGTGCTTGATGCGTACGCGGAAAAGCTGCGTCATCTGGTCATTCTGAGTGATAACCACACAGTTGAGGCCGAAGCTGGTCGTCATGCGACGGACGTTGCGGGCCATGATGAAGCTGGAAGCGCGTGTCTGCCTGGCCTTGATACGGATGTCCCGTCCGGTGCCGTCCTTGTCCATAATATCCTGCTGCGCAGTCAGGTTGAACGGCACAATCTCTCCGCGCTCGGTCGGGACCGTCAGGAAGGTCTCTATCCAGTCCTTGGTGCGCTCTGGGTCAAGAAGAAGTGACGTTAGGTCGCTGTCCACGCATAGCTCCTGTTCCGTCTTTGATGACGAACTCGACCGGCTGGATGACCGGCTTGCAGCGATTTCCGCACGCCGGGCAGACTTGAGCGAGGCCAGACCTAAGGCTCAGTCGTCGATTGAACCTCTCACCGCATTCGCAGTGATAAACGTAGAAGGGCATTTTACTTCCCTCGATAGCGAAGGGCTGCGTTTATCATCCGTAGGCGCTTGAGTTCAGTCGCCGAGAGCTTCTTATCGCCCTCGGACTTCTTCGACAGGCGATTTCGCTCGGATATGAGCCTCGACGTGGGGATTTTCTTCTCCTTCGAGATGCCCATAGCCTCATGCAGAGCACCTACGCGGCCTGCCTGGCGCGTCTTGTACGACATAGCGCTCAGAGGACCCTTTTTCTTCGCTGCCACTAGACTTTTTGGTGCTGCCACTAGCTTTCCATCCTCGTTGGGCGCTTTCCGCTTGCGACAAGCCCGAAAAAGCCCTTCTGGGCCTCCGTAAGGGTGTGTCCATGTACCTCACCGTGCCTCAGAATCTCTTTGGCCTTGGCCTGGGTGAGCTTTCCGTTGTGCGGAGGGTCCATAAGGGGCGGAATGATGGGTTCTAGCTCGCGCAACTCGGCCATGAGGCGGTCCTCTTCCTTGCGGAGCGGCTCTTGGCTCTTTTCGATGCGGATTCTGCGGACTGGGTCCGGCTCGTACGGCTGGTCGGACCTCGGAGGCCCCCAAAGCTCCTCGTTGAGCTTCTGAATGCCCTCCCTGACCTCATTCAACTGGTCACGGATGTCCGTAACTATCTCCGGAAGGTCTACCTCGTCCGAGAATGTCGCTCCTGCCTCGTACTCGTCTGCCATTTCGCCTCGAATCGCCAGTTTCTGGGCCGAGCCGGGGAAGGAGGAGTGGCCCGGCCCACGGCGACACTTCATTATGAGCACATCCGGATGGTTTTGTCAAGCCCCCTACGCTCATAGCTGACGTTTCGGTTAGCCTCTAATTGCTAACACAATTAGCCAGATACGAACTCTAATTGATAGGGCCACAAATAGCCTATGCACTACACATGTACTATTATTGGTCCCGGCGGCCGTGCTTTTGTCGCTCCTCTAGCCTCCTGGCCTTGATGTTCTCAGCGTTCCGGTGGTAATGCTGCCTCCATGTCCCCCTGACACGAGCCTGGTGCCCCCTTTCTGGATGGTTGTAGCACCAGATTGAGCAGTATAGCCTATGGTATCGTGGTTTCCCAGCCGGCTTGTGGAAGCGCTGGTTCACATTGTCCCTCTCTACGCCGGCGCACATCCAGGTCCTAGCCCACGTACCGCGCGTGGAGGCGTGGAAGTACCTGTTGCAGTTCTCATCGCACGGCGCGAACCTTTTGAACATGTGTCCAGGACGCCCGCAGACGATACACTTCTTCTGTGCCTGACGATGCTCCCGGTAAGCTCTCCAGTGCTGTCTTGTATTCGGACACTTGGCGGCCCGGCAACATGCCTGAACGCAGTGGTCCAAGCACCTGTCAGGCAGGACTACGAACTCGCGCTTACAGACTGGACATTTCTTCGTCTCGAAGCTCATCACAGCCTCCTTATTAGC